CGACGACTTCGGCCAAACGGTCGCTCCCAAGGGCACCTCCGCTGAGTTCGCTGAGATCATCCGGCTTGTCAACGTCGCGCAGGCGGGGCTCAACATGGCCCGTGCGGAAAACAAGGGTGCTGTCGGTTTCCTGTCTGAGTTTGTGATCGTCAACGGCAATGAGAACTCTTTCGCCGATGGTCACAACCACATCAAGGACGCCGTGGCATTCGACCGCCGGCTCAAGCTCCATTACGACGTTCGCCTCAAGGACGAGTACAGGCGGGGCGAGTTCCTCAATTTGGACGCTTTCCAGGCAGCTGGCATGGAGCCGGATGCTTGGGAGTTCCGCAAGAGGGTCCTCGTCTCTGCCGACCGCTTCGAGTGGCGTGTGGAGTCCGAGCCCATTTCATTCGCCGAGTTGGTCGCTGAGGCTGTGCGGCTTCATGGAGAGCACGCTGCCTACGCCGCCTTCATGCGCGACTTCGGCGTTCAACCGCACGCTGGCGACCGCTTCAAGATGTGGAGCCAGGCGCACCTGTACGGCCCGGACGACTTGCTGCGCGTGGACAACCCGGTCAGCATGTTTGACTTGCTGGGTGTCTCCGCCAAGGCCTCCCTTGCGGCCCTTACCCGGGCCCACCACGACTTCTGTCTTCTCATCCACCCGGACAAGTGTACAGACCCTGACCTCAGCCGTTGGGCCCCTGCGGTCGGCATCGTCAAGGAGTTCATTGAAAACCTTGGCGTCTACCGCAAGTGGCTGCGCGGTCGGTACCGGGGTTTGACTTGGTCCCAGGCATTGGTGGCCGGGAACTGCCCAGAGCTCCACAACGCCTGGCAAACCGTGCGGGAGCAGTGCCGCCGCTATTCCGCCCTCATTCGCTTCTTCGCCATCTTCACCGCCCTCACGGTCATCGAGACCCTCATCCGGGGTTTCATCAAGGCCATCGGCCGCCTGTTTTCAGGCGGCAAGAAGGAGGTGGAGGCTTCTGGCGGTGACCTGGTGACGGACGTGGTGGGCGAGGCCGCACGGAAGGTGCTGTGCAACAACTACCGGGTTTCACACGGCACCACGGCGGAGAACGCCAAGATCTTTGGGTCGGTGCTCTTCGTCGAGGGCCAGGCTGCCATTGTCAACGGCCACTTTGCCAACAACGCCGAGGCTTGGGCGGCCGGGGAGACGGTGTTTTTCCTGAACCCCCAGGGCGACCACTTCCAGCTTCCTGCCGTTGACTTTGTGGACAC